TTATCCCTTTAAATTTTTTATCGCTTCCGTACTAGCTTTCACCAGCTCAGTTGTACTCTTCATCTGATCGACAATTAAGTTGCTCATATCTTTATGTGCTGCCCCGTCTATTTCACGACCAAAGTACTTCAGTGCAAGCTCTTTACGTACACTGGCAGCTTCCTCAGTAGGAATACTTTCTGCAAAACTTGGATAAGCTTGTAACTCAACTTGAGTCTGATAGTTTTGATCTGCTAATCTTTGATAATGTATAGATTGTTTTAAATAATAACTAATTAGAGTAATCCCCCCTGCTAAAATTGACAATTTAATTACCCAAAACTCTATATTAGAAACAAATAAAGGAACCAAAGTGAATTTAACAAGAAAAAGGCTAATAGAGACTAAAATTAAAAAACCAATTCCGAAATAAAATAAAAATCTATAATGATCTTCTAATTTCTTATACTTAATAACTGCATTATTATAGATATCTTCTGTTTTAGCATTATCAGCAATATTTCTTAATCGTCTAAAACTTTCCAATTCACTATTTACAGCACTAATACTTTTATTAACATAGATCTTCAAATAATCTTCAAAACTTTCTTTCATTTTCTTAAAAGAGAGGCAAGAACTATAGAGAACTTCAAGTTTTAATTTTATATTATCTACAATTTCTTTCTTTTTCTTTTCAACGATAAGATGGACATCACTAAGGATATCAGAAGATGATTCCAACCCTCTTTTAAAATCCTCATAGCTTATATTAATATTTTTCACACTCCTATAATCATTTTTTAGCTGTTTCACAATTTTACTATTTTCAGATAAAATTTCTAAAATATTATTTTTCATAAATTCTAATGCAGGCATATCATCAATATTTTTTATATTTTCAATAATAATTTCACTTACAACCTCAATATATTCATGAAACTTTTCGGAATCATTTCTATCAAGCAATTTAAAAATCCAAGTTTCAGGTATACTTCTTAATGCTTGGAAAGTATCTTGCTTTAAAGAACTAAATTTTTCATTTTCTGCTTTTTCTATATTTAAAGCCTGCTCTAATGTCGGAAATTTTGTTGACACTTTAAAACCTTATATTTATAGCCCCTTGACGCCATTATAGTAGCGAAGCTACTCTTTTAAGTACAGAGTAAAATTTACTCTCACCACAGTAAAATCTATAATCAAGCAAAGAGCCTAAAAATATTTTCACATAAGACGAGAAAATCCATCATTGTTTTTTGCGAAAAATCTTTTAGCTAGACACAAGAATATCAATCATGATTTGCTTGAATAATCAAAATACTTAATTAGTCATAATTTTAAAGATTTTTTAGTAATCTATTTAATAATTTTTTATTTCCCCATTAAAAAACCCCAAGCCTTTAATACCAGCTTGGGGTCTTTGAATCTTGGTCCCGAGGGTCGGGATCACAGTAATGTAAATGATTCAATTAGTTAGATACATAAGTGTGGAAATAGTGTGCAGATCTCAGATAAATAAGCGAAATATCAGGAACATAGAAACAATGGTTTAAGGGGTGTTTTAATCCCTTCTTCTGAAACTTTAGGTCATGAAAAATAGAGGTTACAAAAGTTACAGATATTTATTTATATAGTTAAATATATGATTATTATTAATAAATATATAAAATATAAAAGTTACATATAGGTTACTTTGAAGTTACATGTAACCTCTTTTCGAGGTTACAAGCTGTAACCCCTTATATATATGATTTATATAGATATTCTATCTTTTTAAAAAATCCCGTAACCTCATGTAACCTCTGTAAGGTTACAAAATATAGTTATAATAATCATATACTTAAATCTTGTAACTTCTATTAATTTTAAGTTGTAACCTCAAAATACCTATAGTTTTAAGGTTTAAAAAATCTTTTAATTTCCCTATTTTTTATTTAGTGCATTGGATTGCGTCAAAGCGCATCTAATATGAAATTAAAAAATGGCTCTAAACCTTATAAAACATAACGTTTGAACATTATTTCTCTGTGCATCAAAAATGAGACATTTAGGAACTGCGCAGGCGGGAGAGGAGACTGCGTTTGCCCCTCCTGCTCCTGTCTTAACTTGCTTAGGTCCTAAGGAGAATCAGCCCTTTCACTTCCATGTCGTTCACGGTTTAAATTCAAGCGAAAAAAAGCCACGCAATGAATTACGTGGCCTGATAAAACTAAAATAAATATATAATTTGTATACGTTTTTTGCTATAATTCAGGTATCTATGGCTTTGATTCAGAAGAAATTAAATCATATTCTTTAAAACGAATCACCTCTATCCCGAGCTGATCGTTTATTTGTTTTAATAGATTCTGATAATAAACAATTTCATTGTAGTAAAAGACTCGGGCTGCCTTCTCAATATCACCAAATCCACCCGAGTTCTGCGGTACCACACCCATGAGTTGAGGTGGGATTCGATGCCCTGCCAGCTGGTCATCTCGACTGGCAATCTTGATATTATAAAATTCATCTTTTACCGCTACTTCAGCCAATGGAATTACATTGAGCCCTTTCTCTTTTCCACCAGGTGTATAAACCAATAAGTTTTTAAAATTGCCGGCACCTTTGGAATTTGCCAGTGAATCTTCAAGGTCATCTACATCCTTTTGATTTTTTAAGGCATCGGTAATATGTAGAATAAAACCAGCATGTGCTCCATTCTTGTAATAACGTCGACGGAACAGAGTTGCAGCTTCATTCAAAAGAATTGCATTAATACTGCTCAAGTAATTCGGCACTCCATAGATTTCTTGAGTGATATCTACATCCGAAACATGAATTATTTCATGCGGATCAAATTGATGTTGTTTAGCCTGAAATCCATCTAATTGATAAAATGACTTTAGATCCAGCCCTTTTCGCATATTTATTGCTGGCCGTGAAGTAATTTTTAATACTCCGCGGAAACGGTTGTATTGAATATGAGCATAAGAGTTTGCATAGGTGATGAGATTCAAAGCCAATAAATTGAAATCATGGCGACTTAACAACGGATGAGGAATAAAATCATTAAAAAGAATATTTCTTTTGATGACGATAGCACTGGTATGGTGACTTGTTCCACGGTATAGCTTGGACGTGGCCACAATGTCATAAGGTAGTTCATACCATTCCTGCCATTCAGGACAATAACCATATTCGAATAATGTATGCCCATCCAGTACTGGCTCTGGTTCTCCAAAACTTCTTGTTAGCATTTTGGGTGCTGGAGCTGGTGTTGCAATAGTTGTAGATGGATTGTTTACTGGAGAATGGTCCACAGACATTTGCTCCAGACTTGGAAATAGGCTTGAGACAACTTTGTCCAATATTTTCATGAATTAAATACTCTGATACGGCTTTGACGTGCGCCTTGATGTTCTGGATCTGGAATATGAATAATTGGTGCTTTCTCCAATCCATTCATTACTGCCCAGGCTATGTCACCGTGACCCGTTTCAGCACTTCGACTTGTGACAAGTGTTTTATTACCCCCGCCACCAGTTAATGCCTTTTTGATCGACAAAAATGACTTAGCCACAATTTGCAAACCAGCATCAAAATGCAGTCTGCGTTTTTGGAATAATTCTTTTACTCGGAGGCCCATACGAATTTTTAATTCTGGTGTGTAGTTCAATCGTGTGAGTTGCGGGAAAAATATCTCTACATGTTCAGCCACGGCCAAGCCGTTCCCGGTATTATCAATCCCGATAAAAGTGACGTTGTAACGACCACAAACCTTTTTGATATACAAGGCCTGTTCGCTGGCCTTCATACCTTGAAATTGTTTAATTTCTAATATGCGATATGGCTCAAGTGGCGTAGTAGGCGGGGCAATCACTGCAAGGGCTGCATTATCCCCTGTGAATGATGGATCGTAGCCGAGCCAAACTTCCCCGGCATAACGTGGGTTTTGATTCGGAAAAAAGTCCTTCCACACTTCCCAACTGTCGACCATGTTAGGGATGATGTCTTTAAGAGGGAAATAAGATCCTGAATCATCAATAAACTCACAATCGAATAGATTGGCAAATTCCTCGTCGCCATATTCAGCGAGCAGATCCTCACGGTCAAAAAGGTCACACCCTTTTTCTTCAGCATCACTAAGCGTTACAATCTGGCGAGTTTTTCGATCAGCACATTTAACGGGAGCTTTCAAAGCAGACTTGCTGACATCGATTTCAATAGGCAATTTTCGTTTGCTATCTTTACCAGTCCAGAAAGAATAGGCTTCGTGCAAAATACTGGATGGAGTCGACATATAAATTTGCTTATACATCTTTTGGGATGCCATTGCTGAAGCAACTTTTTTGAACTGTAAAAATTTACGAATCCAAAAAAATTCATCCATGATGACATCACCATGGCGGCCTTGAGCTGTAAGGGCATTGGTCCCCAAGTAATAAACCGTCGCTTGGCCATTCGGTCCATTAATTACAATCGGATCACCAGTCAGGTCCAATCCAATTACATCCAAGACAAACGCCTTGATATATTCAACGAATTGATATGCCTGCGCCTTTGATGCAGACATAAAGATTTTATTCTTGCCCGTTTTGAGTAAATCGATTAGAGCCCAAAGCGCAAAAATATATGTGGCACCAATCTGACGGGACTTTAATAAAATAAAAATACGTGACCAGGAAACGGCATCCATCCATTCCTCTTGATAAACGTATAAAAATTCCTTGAAAGCTTCTTCAAGTTTTTCCAGGTCCTCGAGCGTAATTTCATTTTTAAGTTTCCGCTTTTTAGGACCAGCATTCCTGTTTTCAAGATTGGGATTGAGATCTGTTTGTTTACCCGATTCAAGGTATTTTTGAATTTTTGCCCAACGCTCGAACTGGCGGGCGATCATGTCCATTTCTTTATAGTTCGCATTACTTTTATTTTCCATAAAAGTAAGGGTCATATAACGAATTTTTAAACCAGTTGTAACTTCATCATATACATCCGTTTTTGACCATTGGTCCCGCTGCTTCCAGCTTTCGACAGTCGAACGATTCTCCCCAGTATGTTTGGCGATTTCTGAGACAGACATACCCATCGAGAAAAGAATTCTTCCCTGCTGTCTTGGGTTCATGAGTTCTAGGAACGTCGGTGCATTTGTATTCATGTGCCTAATGTTGCGTTAAGCACTGAAATTCTTAGAGTGATGCATTCCTGATTAAGCGTTAATCAGGATAGGTCAGATTGCACGCATACCTACCATCAAAGCAGACTGCAAGCATCTTAAAAATGAATTGCGGAATATTAAATGGAGCTACCAGGAGAAGGACGAGTAATCAAACGTTTTCGTGTTGCTCGTGAAGGGCAAACAGTCGATGGTCGTGAATTAGTACGTCAAGAAATCCAAGAAATGGCAGATACATATAACCCGGAGCATTATGCGGGTCGTATCAATATCGAACATTTTGGCGGCTGGTCCCCTGAGCCTCCTTTTAATGCTTATGGCGATATTTTAAAAGCTGAAGCAGAGGAAATTGATGGAAAACTTCATCTTTACGTAACGATTTCAGCTTTGCCAAATTTTGTGGAAATGAACAAAAAAGGGCAAAAAATTTACCCTTCTATTGAGTTCTACCGCAATTTTGCCGGGACAGGGAAAGCCTATCTTGTTGGTTTAGGTATGACCGACACCCCTGCTTCATTGGGTACACAAGCCATCAAGTTTTCTGCAAACCCGCACTCGCTCAGAACCCAACCTGATTCGGAGATTTATATCACCATGTCTGAAAAAACAAATGAAGGGAAAAGCTTGCTTGATCAGCTCAAAGAAGCATTTACCCCGACGCCAAAGCCTCAAGATTCATCCGCTATTAGTGAAGAATTGGCAGGTGCTTTAACTCAAGGCGTAGTCCAGTGTTTGAACGGTATTAAAACTTTAGCTCAAGAAGTGAGTGGACTTAAACAATCGTTAAGTAATCCGCCTGCGGTAGCTCCAGAAGCTCAAACACCAGCTGCACCTGCTGTTCAAACTCCAGCTGCTGCTACCCCTGAATTGCAATCAAATCAGCAAACAAGTCCAGCTGCTGTAAGTCCTGAACTTACACCAATTTTGCAGCAACTCTCACAAGGCCTGAATGATATTAAAAATCAGTTCAACGCACTCAGCACAACCCCGATGAACCCACCTCCAGCACACACTGGTGGCGCAGCAAACACTGTCGATTATTAATAGGAATTAAATAAATATGTCTGTAGTTTTACAACCACAAGCACGTCAGCTATTTGAATCCTATAAAGCTGACATCGCACGCGCCAACGGTGTAGAGAGTGTTCTCAATACATTTGCTGTTAATCCAGTGCCACAGCAAAAAATCATTAAGGCATATCAGGAACAAGCCGACTTTTTAAAGTTGATCAATTATTTCCCTGTTGATAATGCCCGTGGTGAAAAAATTGCTTTAAGTATTGGTACAAGCATTGCTGGTAATACAAATACCAACTTGCAAGAACGTCAACCGACTCCAGTCGGAAATCTAGAGCACTTGGATGAGTACGATTGTACGCAAACCAACTACGATGTCGCGATGAAATGGGCATTACTGAATGCATGGCGTCATCACCCGAATTTCAAGCAAATGCTTCAGGAACTTGTAGTTCGCGCTGTTGCCTTAGATAAACTCTGTATTGGCTGGAATGGTTTATACCGTGCTCCGACTTCGGACCGCGTTGCAAACCCGCTTTTACAAGATGTGAAGCGTGGCTGGCTGCAAAAAATCCGTGATATTGCGCCAGAACAACACTATGCCGGTGAAGACGTCAATGTCGGTGGTACAGTCGTCAAAAAAACCCTTATTGGTGCTGGTCATGAATACAAAACTGTTGATGGCTTGGTGGAATATGCGGTCGAAGAATTTATCGCTGACCAACATAAAGACAGTGGCCTAGTCGTTATTTGTGGTCGTGGAATCTTGAGCGATAAATATTTACCGCTTTTAAACACTATTCAGGACCCAACTCAACAACTGGCTGCCCGAACTATTTATGCGAACAAACAATTAGGTACGTTACGTGCAATGCATGTTCCTAAATTCCCGGCTAAAACAATGCTGATCACAACTCCAGACAACCTGTCGATCTATATGCAGAACGGTACTTTCAATCGTTCAATTCAAGATCAACCATCATGGGATCGTGCGGTGGATTATCAATCTGTGAACGAGGACTTTGTAGTCGAAGATTACACCAAGGCCGTTCTAATCGAAAACATTGAGGTCGAATAAACATGCCAGTGAATTCTATGCGCCAGTATCGTGAGAAGATGCTGGCAGAACGGGCAATTAAAGCCCAACAAAGCCCCGATCCACGAGTCAAGCGCACTATTGCGGTTGACTTGGCATCGGGTCCAGATCAAACCGTCCAAATTCCTGCTGAACTATTAAGCCAGGGCAATCAGCCAAATATTGAATTACGGATGTTCAATCATTTGAATACTCTGGGGGGGATGAAATCAATTCAGGAAAAAATTGCAAAAAAAGCAGAATGGCTTCCTGAATATGCTGGTTTTATTGATGGATGTCTGGCAGTTTCACCTGCCCCACAAAATACAACCTTAGTTCATTTGATGATCTGGGCGTGCGATGTCAACGATTTTGAACTTGCTGTCAAAATTGCTGAATATGTTGTTTTGAATGACATGGTGATGCCTGAAGGTTATTCGCGCTCAACGGCTGAATTTGTCACAGAACAATGCGCTGAAGTCTTTATCGATGATGAAGATCTGGCAATCGCAAATGCGTCCATCATTCAACGCATCATTAGCCTTGGTGATGGTGAACCTATGGTTGATGAAGTACGCGCCAAAATTTATCGTGCCCTCGGTGATGCATTGAACCAGGCACAACCAAATGAAGCTGTAACGGCTTACAAGAATGCGCTTCGATACAATCCCAAAGCAGGCTGTAAAAAAACATTAGAGCAGCTTGAAAAACGATTGCGTCAACATGCAACCGGGTCGTCTCCCGACGCCACTGTCGGCTCGCAGGCAGATTCAACAGCAGATACAAATGCTGCTGGATCTGATCCTGCGTCCACCGACTCCAAGCCTCAGGAGTAAACCATGCTTCTAAACGCACCTGTCCAGAATGCTGAAGTCGAAAATCCAATACCTGAATATCCGAATATCAGTATTACGGATCTCGTTGGGCAAGTGCGTTTGGATCAATCCAAGGGTGAGCAGCTGCTGTCTGAAAAAATCCTTTTGGCCATGGATATCATCAATGGCGATTTAAAAGGAAATGTAATCGAAACAGAGGAACAGATCCGCAAATATAAACGTGCTGTGAGTTATGAAGCCGCAGCCCTCATTTGTGAAGATAACCTCGATTTTGATACTACGACCACAGGCCAGATTCGTGGTGAGAACCAACGAGATAAAGCTGACTCACTCCGCCGGATTGTTCAACACACAATAGCCGATTTAACTAACCGGCCACGTAACCGGGTACGACTTGTATGAGAGAAGTCAAAGCGATCCAAGGAGATACCTTGGAGTCAATTGCCTATCGGTATTACGGTACCAAAGCGGTTGAAATGCTCCCGGCTTTACTTGAGGCAAATGCATCAATAAATCAAATCTTTTTGAACGAACTTCAAAAAATACAATTACCAGAATTATCCAAAGCCAAAGCTCCACAAATGCTGAAACTTTGGGATTAAGGGGATGGGCATGAATGACCCGATTAGTATCAAAGGCCTACCATGGTTTATCAAAATTATTGCAGCCATCATCGGGGCCATTTTTGCTCTGACTCTTAGCGGTGATATTGACATGGAAGGTCGCTTAAAAATCACTACTGGAGTGATCATCAAGTTTGCTTTCAGTGTTGCTATCAGTATCTATGGCGGAGCTGCATTTATTGAGTACTTCAATTTGACTCATTATTCGCATTCTGCTCAAGGCTTTGTAATGCTGTTCTTTGCTGTCTTTGGCCTGTTGGTTATTGGAATCGCTTATCAATCAATAAAACTGCTTGATAAAAAGAAGCCAAGCGAACTGATTTCTGAAATTAAAGCAGCGTTCACTGCGATTTTTAAGTGAATGGTGGACCAAATGAGTTTAAAAATTTCCTTGGAACAAATTGAGCAACAGGCGAAAAATCTCAAGATTGAAACTGCCGCATTACGTGCAGTTATTGAGGTCGAATGTAAAAGCTCAGGTTTTAATAAAGATGGTTCCCCCGTTATTTTGTATGAACGCCACATCATGCGTCGTCGATTAATTGAAAATAAAAAGTCAAAAATCGCTGACGAAATGATGCGAAAACGCCCCGACCTTTGCTCGAAAACTTCGGGAGGTTATGGTTTAGAGTCTGTACAGCATTTAAAGCTTCAGGATGCAGTCAAGTTTGACCGTGTAAGTGCATTGGAGTCTTGTAGCTGGGGGCTTGGCCAAGTGATGGGTTATCACTGGTACAACCTTGGTTATGAATCAATCCAAGATTTTATAAATGCGATGTATAAGAATGAGGCTCATCAATTAGATGCTATGTGCCGCTATATCAAAGTAAATAATTTAATTAATGCTTTGAAAAACAAAGATTGGAAGGCATTTGCTAATGGCTATAACGGGCCAAACTATAAAGCAAATAACTATGACATCAAGCTGGCCAACGCATATAAACGTTTTGCAGGTTAATAATGAAAGCCCTCGCCCCCCTTAAAACATTTTTGGCTCAGAAACTTTCTTTACTGACACCCGACAAGTGTCATCTTTTGATCGTTAATGGCAGCCAGAAAGAGGGCTATTTTGATTATACCGCCCGGGTTATGTTGCTTGATTATCGCGGAGATCCGATCGAAGTGATTATGCAGATCAAGAACTGGCTTAAATCTAAAAATTTACATTTAGATGCTGCAGGTAAAGACATCCAGATTTCATTTAGCTCCGAGGTAGTTGATTCTGAAACTTTCGACTTAGAAATTGATTTCCCTCAACGCGATAAAATCGTTTTTGATCAGTCTGGTTATCACATTTGTCCACCTACCGTATGGTGCGACACCCGTGGCGGTTTTTTCCCTGTAGGTGAGCAATGGACGCAACAAAGGGATTAAATCATTGGCTGGATCAATTTGCTGTTTTACTTGAACCATCACAGCGCAGAGAACTTACACGCAAACTTTCACAAGGTTTAAGAATTCGTTTTCGTGAACGTATCAAGGGCCAACGAGATCCCAAAGGGAATAAGTTTATTCCACGTAAACGTGATCAGATTGGAAAAATTAAACGCAACGCCACTATGTTTCAAAAGATTGGCAGGCAATTAAAGACTGAATATTCAGAAAATCATGCAGCTATCGGTTTCGGTGGCCGTACTGGTTTTGTTGCCTCAGTACACCAGGAGGGAAAAACTATTAGGCCAAGCAAGAATGCGAAGCCAACACGCTACCCGATCCGTGAATTAGCGGGGTTTAGCAAAGATGATGAGCAATGGATTAAACAAACTATTAAAGATTTTTTTATAAATTAAATTTAACCAAAATACTTGATAATCAATACTTTTTATAGATTTTCATGCTCGAGATAAATATAATTTATTTTTTCCTCGTGATAATTTAAATGAATACTACCGAAAAAAATACTTCAGATCCTGAAAAAGAAGAGATAGCAGAAGCCAAAAATCTTCAAATATTAATGACAATTTCAACAAACGTTGCTGCAGGTATTTTTCTTCTTGTCTTTCTTATGTACTTTATAATTTTTAAGGGAAACTCATTTTCGACAAGTAAAGAGGAATGGGGGCAATTTGGTGATTATGTTGGAGGTATACTAAATCCAACAATCGCAGGGTTAGCTTTATTTTGGTTAATAAATTCTGTAAACCTACAAGTTAAAGAGTTCAAAAAAACAAATGAAGCTTTAAAAGAAACTGTAAAAACTGCAAGAGAACAACATAACCAAATAGCTATACAAAATTTTGAAAATTTATTTTTCAAACTTCTTGATGCATTAAATAACATTACTAACAATATTCAATCTGGCTCTATCAGCACGTACTCCAAATTATCAGATGAATACAGAGATACTCATAAAAACAACTCATATAGAATCAATTCTATAAATAGCTTTATTAGTAGATTTGACCCAAAAATAAGAGTTATTACAGGCAAAGAGTCTATTAAAGATCATATTATATTTTATAAAGCTTATTGCAATCATAGATGGGAATATTTTTACAATGAAGCTATTGATGATTATTTTGGCAGTTATTTTAGAACTTGTTATCAAATATTAAAGTTAATAACTACCAGCCCCGCTCTTACAATTAACAATGATACAAATACTCCTAATATCCCAGAACAAAAGAAATATTTTGATTTTTTTAGAGCTCAATTATCTAGTTATGAGTTAGAGGCTCTTTTTTTTAATTGTTTAAGTGCTCATGGACGAAGTAAATTTAAAGTATTAATTGAAAAATTTGGATTATTTGAACATCTTTTGTTAGATCATACAAGAGAGATTGAGACTATGCATAGACTTACAATGTATGCATATCAGTATAATAAATCTGTCTTTGAATCAAATCAAAAGTGGATAAAATATTATTCAGAGTTAGAAAAAGTTGCCAAATCAAAAAAAGAGATAAATAATTTTATAAAAAAATCTTTAACATTTAAGTTAATTGATCCAAAATACTACATAAGCACACAAGATCCTAGCAAAACAATAGATAAATTATTAGTAGATAAAAAAATCTACAATAACAATCATCTACAAAAAAATATCAATGAAATCAAAAAAACAAGAGAGGAAATAAAAAACTATATTGAAGAATTAAATGAAATCAGATCTTCAAAAAAAAATAATATTTTAAATTCATTTTCACCAAAAGAAGATCCTATCGACGTTTTTACCTTAAAATATAGAATCAGAAGTTCTTACAACCATTTAAAACTTCAAAAAACCCAATTCAAAAATAACAAAAAAATTGAAAAATTAATATTTAATTTTAATCATAAAGATGAACTATTTATCATTTTTAAATACAGAATAAATTTTAATGAATTCCATAAGTTCTTAGTTAATTCGAATAATAAATTTCCTGAATAACCTTTAATCAGGATCGGCCAAATAGCGAGCCTAAAACAAAAAGCCCATGATTCAACCATCATGGGCTTTTTAGTTTCAATATGAGCAATTTAACAAGACAATTTCAAAATTTGGCAGGTATCGGCACCGTCATCGCACTCGATCCACCTGCAGGGAAAATGCGCTTAAAAATTGACGAGAACGAAACCGACTGGATACCCATTCCAACTATGGCCGCGGGAGTAGTCAAAATGTGGCGCTGCCCTTCCATGGGTGAACAATTTTCCGTTACGGCTCAAGGCGGTGAGCTGACCAGTGCTGTCCCTCAAGTCAGTTTATTTTCTGAAGAAAACCCGCCACCAACAGATAACCCGGACGAAGTTTATTTCGAGATTGGTGACTATAGCTTTGTGGTCAATATCACCACTGGAGTGGCCACTTTCACTTTATCCAAATGCGTATTTGATTGTCCTGACACAATTTTTAAAGGAAAGGTTCACGCCGAAGAAAAAATTACCTCTGATGTGGATGTGATTGCAGCAAAAGTGAGCCTCGTACAGCACCCTCATGGCGGTGTCCGTGGCGGAACTGATCAGTCTGGACCAGCACTGGTCACTGGAGAATAACCATGAAAGGCATGTCCAGAATAACCGGAAAAGCCATTACAGATGATGAGGATCAGGAATACGCGCACCTGATGCAGTCCATCCATGACATTTTGAGCACGCTTATTGGCACACGTTTATGTCGCCGAAATTATGGCTCTTTAGTCCCCCATTACATCGATCAGCCCTGTAATGAAATAACGCAGGTTTTACTGATGTCGACCGCGGCCACCTCACTTATCAAGTTTGAACCCCGTATCAAAGTAAGCCAGATCCGTGTGCATCAATCTGCACAAACACCAGGTAAATGGGATTTCTTTATTTTGGGCAAACGCATTATGGCCACAGCTGAAAAACCTTTTAGCGAAAATTTTCTTATTGGAGTAGCTGCATGAGTTCTACCCGTATCGATTTATCAGCCTTACCTTTTCCCAATGTTTTAGAAACGCTGGATTTTGAAGCTGAATTGCAAGCATGCAAAGCTGAGGTTATCGCCCGAGATCCAGAACTAGAAGAAGCTTTAAATTTTGAAAGTGAACCCATGGTGAAGTTGCTACAAGCGTTTGCCTATCGAACACTTTTAAAAACTGGCCAGATCAATGAGAAAGCCAAGGCGCTGATGCTTGCCTATGCTAAAGGTTCTGACCTCGATCATTTAGCGGCAAACCGGGATGTTTACCGTAAAACCATCATTGAGGCCAATCCGAACGCTAATCCTCCGACTGAAGCAGTCATGGAAGAAGATGAGGACTTGCGTCGACGAGTCCAGCTTCAACCTGAATCCATGTCGGCAGGATCTGAAGGTTGCTATCAGTTTTGGGGATTATCGGCTCATGGCCATGTTAAAGATATTTCAGTCACCAGCCCGACGGAGGGCGTTGTGGAAATATGGGTACAAAGTCATGTTGATGAAGTTGCCCCTCAATCTTTACTCGATATCGTGGACCAAACAATTACACCAGGTAAACGCCGACCATTCACAGACAAAGTATATGTAAAAGCCTCAACCCCTTGGGAATGGACATTAAATGCAGACTTGATTCTATTCCCGGGTCCTGATTCTGAAGTCGTGCTTAAAGCAGCTGAAGAAGCGGTCTTGGAATATAGCAAGCTTGTAAATTCGCAAGGTTATGACGTAACACGCAGCGCCCTATTTAAAGCTTTACACCAGGGCGGTGTACAGAACGTGATTCTAAATAGCCCCGCTGCTGACATCGTTATTCCAAAGAGCCGATATGCAAAAAATATAGGTATGAATATTTCAATTACGGAGTTCCGCGATGTATAGCCTACTCCCACCGAACGCCACCAAATTAGAAAGAAATCTGGAGCAGCTTGGCAATCGTCTCAGTAATTTACCCGTGCCTTTTATCGAATTGCACCGAGTAGAACTTTGTCCTGAAAAGCACCTCGCCTGGCTTGCATGGGATCACCGTGTTGAATACTGGAGATCAGACTGGAGTGCTGCAGAAAAACGTCAGGCAATTTCAGAAAGTAAAGAATTCAATGCTCAACGTGGGACCCGCTCATCGATTGAAAGTTTGCTCAGTAAGTTTGTGAATAATTTTGAACTGAAGGCTTGGCATGAGTACTCACCTCCGCAGCCTCCTTTCACCTTTGTCGTGATCATTAACGAAATGATCATTTCTATTGAACAACTTTTGCAGATCCAGACAGCTGTCGAAGCCACCAAGTCAGCTCGAGATAACTTTTCAATTGCAGCCAAAGTTTTAAGCAGTGGCCAGATCAAAACAACCGGTGCAAGTCACTCAGGTGAAACCGTTTATTTAAGTACGCTTTAGGATATTTTAATGACCGCAAAATACTATGTAACGCTAACGGATTACGGAGCTACCCGGGTTGCCCAGGCGCACGAATCCACATCAATTTTATTATCGCAATTGGTGATTGGTGACGCGAATAATATTCCTTATGATCCCATCGATAAAAAGAGCCAGACAGCTTTAGTAAATCAACGTGCCACAGTTCCCGTTCAATCTGTTCAAATCAATGGCGCAGTTACCACAGTTACAGCAACCATTGCTGCAAACATTGGCGGCTTCAATATCCATGAAATTGGCTTAAAAGATGATGCTGGCAAGCTTGTATATATCGGTAATTATCATGGAGGATATAAACCGGTTATTGCTGAGGGCGCAGGCGGTGAACTTACGATCGTTATTGATATCACTGCAGAATCTGGCAAAGATGCATTAATCGAAATAGATCCTAATGTTGTGACGGCAAATAAAAAATGGGTTATTGATAATTTTGTCCGCATTTCAACATTTGAAGAAGCTCTAAATAATGAAAAAGATGCGCGTATTTTTAGTGACAACTTGCTCAATGAAAAAATTGATTTTGAGATTGCTGCTAAAGATGCAGCTGTCAATGCATTACATGAAAGAATTAACCACATTGCTGGACTTCACTATAGATATTTGAACCCAGCATCAACCCGTTACCCTCTCCACTATCAATCGAACCCTATTAATTATGATGCTGTTTTAATCAGTGCGTATTACCAACCAGGTTTTGTTTTGAAGCAAACAATTCGGGTTCATTCTGGTTTAGGTGATGCCAACTTACATATCTATCTTCCCGTTGCAGCAGCCACAATTTTACATGTTGCAACCACATACCAATCTGCCGGCTTTGGCAGCAAAGGTGATGATGATAGTTATAGCCGGCTTGTAAATATATATGAAGAAGGACCCCCAGGTGCAAAACAGACTGTCTTGGTTGTTAGAACTGACTTTGTTAGTTCAGAAGATCCACCAAGCATTGATCGTTGGATCTGGATTGAAGTCACTTGTGCCGATTTTACAGCATTCATTCCTGACCTATTGAACTATCCCTATAGTCGGAGCAACTAATGGAACATAATGACTACCTGATCAAAACTGGCAACCCATTTAGTCTGCTTTTCATACTAAAAAATGGCAAACCCCGGGAGCCAGTAGAAATCACTGACGAAATGCATTTTACGTCCACCATCATTAATAATCTTGGGCATGTAATCGCGGAATGTGAGGTGGTCATTTGTGACCAGGTGACCAAGAAAGGTGGTGTACTTTTTAAGGTCGACCAAACCGTTACTAAAACTTGGAAAGCTGGAACCGCAGTCGCTGACATCAAACTGTCCATAAATGGTCAGGAACGTAATTCAGGAAATTATTCATTCACGATTCAAAAGAGCATTACCTGATGATTGATCTCGTTTTAGAAATGCACTGGTCCAATAACCCTATTCCAATCGATCATCTTTTTGCACAGCCGGATTATATTTTCGATGTGCCCTTAGGCTTATTTACCTCACTTGAACCCCAAGTTAAGGAGGTAAATGGGAAAAAGGGATCAGTGGAATTAAATGCACAGGATGTGGATGCAGATCCAGCAGGATCTGCGCTCCAGGTTAAAGAACAACTCGAAAATTTGATTGCCCAAGTAGGTGATTCAAAACTTGATAAAGCTGATTATGTACAACATTTTCGCGGCTTATTCAGTAGCTATGCGGCTCTAACTGCTGCCTTACCTGCTGCGATAAATGGCGACTATGCCCATGTCGACGGTGGCGTCAATTTCGGACGTATGGCTGCAATCTGGGATAGCGATGACCATAAATGGATCATTCAGGAGGTCCATGTAGCTTTAAACACGGATGAAATGCCCGAAGGCCAGGAGAATCTTTATTTTAAAGTCAGTCGCGCACAGCAAGCGGCTCTAAATGCTCAATTAGTAGGATTGGATACCAGCTCAGCCACAGAAATTTCAGCTCAAGATATCATTTTGTCGTCACTAGGTAAGTTACAGGCACAGATCAAAAAGCTAAATGCTTTATGGGTCGACATCACTACAGTCGCTAACGTACATCCCTCAATTACTGGAGTAAATGTACAATTAGCCCGCATCAATGGACTTCTTTATATTAAAGGATATTTCAATATTTCGGCTCTCTCCACCGTACCTATTGATGCTTTTACAATTACAAATCCACTTTATAAATCACATATCATCATTGGAGCGTCAGGATTCAATGTAAGGAGAATCAATTATATTAAGGCAATGTTTAGTGATGGCCTTTCGATTGATATGTCATTTAATGCAACTGGTAATAGTAGAAATGAAGCGGAAGCACAGACTTCAGTACAAACAATTGTTTTAGGCGCAAATGCAAGCAACAGATTTAACCCTGTTTCGATTCTACCTACTATAATGGGCGAGCTCGTTATCAAATAAACACAATCCCGATTAGCTTTTAATCAGGATTCGAACATTCGCACTCTTTAAATTCACCCTTCAATATCTCCAGAAGCCACATAACCTTTTGGAGTTTTTTTATGGCCACACAACACCACGGCATTACTGGTCGTGAAGTTCAGTCCGGAATCATTCCGATGAAGGATGCACAAACCAATATCATCGGATTAATTGCCTTTGCAGATGATGCAGATCCTCTCGTCTTTCCAGAAAATACTCCGGTTCGTGTTTCTTCCATTAACCGAGCACTCCCTGCAGCTGGCCTAACAGGTAATCTACGCAAAAGCCTCGAAACCATTGCAATGATCACCAACCCAACGCTGATTGTTGTTCGTATTCCAAACCCTTTTGGCGACGAAATTTTCCAAACAAATGCCGTAGCAGGATATGTATCTGAAACAGGTCAACGCACCGGTATTTTGGCCTTTCTCACAGCCAAATCCATTCTCGGCATTGCTCCAAAAATTCTAATCGCTCCTGATGTTGAAACCCCAGCAGTAGTCGAGTCCCTCGCTTCAGTATGTAAAAAGCTTCGTGCTTATGCGTACGTTACCCCACGCGATGCTGCGAGCGCGCAAATGCTAGAAACAGCTGAAGAAGTGGCTTTATATCGGGATCAACTGGCCCATCGTGAAATTGAAATAATCTGGCCAGAATGGACAAGTGGGAATGTATTCCTGGGGGAGATCCTGCCCCCTCCAGTGGCATAAGCTGCGAGGGGGCGACAAATTCATTTAAGTTTGTACTTGCGATCCGTGATGGTACCGAGCCTCCGCCTGATGCTATGTATGTCGTAGTTGATGGCGTCGAAGTCCCGGAGAACTCTGAACCATTACCGTGGTATCAGCATTCTGTTCTTAATGAAAATTATCCTTTTCCGGTACCAGAAGGCTTTTCAGTAGGTCAAGGCGTGGCTCAAGCCAGAAATTTAGACTCTATTAGCCACCGGCTTGAGTTTAAATCTAAAAGTGATGATCTGCTGATCTTCATGTATGACAACCCGACAGTGGTTGAGCTCGATAATGTCCATAAACATGTAGGAGTTTGTTTATCTCCTCAAGAGGCTGGCTTTGTTTGCACACCAAATATAGCAAGTCAATCGGTGGAATTATTCCAAGCTCGCCAATCATTACCGTTTACTACATTCTGGAATGTAGCGTTCAATATTTATGAAAATGGAGCGAAAATAGGTAGTGAACTTGCTTTAAGTAGTATTAGTGATATGTCATTAGTTGGCTTAGAAGTGCTATTTATGGATGAGTTTAATCGTCGAGTAACGATATCTAATCGACGAGATCCACATCGACTCATTCGGCTCGAACCCACAACAACTTCAATGCTTCGTGATGTAGACGTTGTGAATGGCAATGCAGCAATTGAAGGTGATTCTTTCTTTTTGTGTTTAGCTGGGAGTTGTGAACCTACTGAATTTGTGATGACGGATAACAATCTGTTCGAAGGTGGTTCAGTACGGCTAGATTATGTGATTGATGCGCCTGACCATGGAATTAGCAACTTTTCTAAGCGCTTTAGTATGACTGATATTGCTCAAGGTACATATCTATCAGAAATCGTCAGAGATGTTATAGCGCAAATTAAGGAAGATTATTCTTTTATTGCATTCCGTGAAGGTACTGGCAATGCGGTGGCAAATTTTGATTTCTGGACATATCGAAGTACTACTGATGGAGTCTTTAGATTATCTGGAATAACAGGTGTGATCAGTAACGATCCGATAACCATTAAGTTTGTCAAAAACAACCTAAATGATGATCTATTCCCACTTATTTTCCCTAGTGCATCATCTGATGGAATAACTGAATATTCATCACATTCATGCGGAACACAGGATTTACCGGGAATCTAAACGTTAAATCAAACACAACCACCTTCGGGTGGTTTTTTTAAACCCTCAAATCCTGAATAGCTTTTAATCAGGATTAAGCAAATAGCGCAGCCTGAACGATCACAGCATGATTGACCCATCACTTATGAAATGGGAAATTTCATGCCACAAACCAACCTTGCAGATCTGTATGGACCAGGCATTTTTACTGCCGTGGTCGCAGCAGCGGCTCTCCGGGCCGAAACCGACGAAAAAGTCGGCTGGCACAAATCACTCTCAAATATTCCGGTGACTGGTCCAACTGGTATCAGCATGCCATTGACTTGGGATCTTGAAGACCCAGACACAGACGTCGGCTTCTTAAACAGCAAAGACATCACCACCATGATCCAGCATCAAGGTTTTCGATTCTGGGGCAACCGTAATTGTTCTGATGATCCTCGCTTCTCTTTTGAAGTGGCGACCCGTACAGCGCAATTTATCCTGGATACGATCATCAATGGCTGTTTTCCCTTTGTGGACCAACCGCTGACGCCATATCTGGCCAAAGACATCATCGACTCGATCAATGCAGAGCTACAAGAACACGTTACCGCCCATCACCTGCTAGGTGCTTCAGTCTGGTACGACCCTGCAGAAAACTCGATTCAAAACTTACAGCAAGGACAATTGTGGATCGACTACGACTACACCCCTGTCCCAACCCTCGAAAACCTTGGCTTAAACCAACGTATTACTGACCGCTATTTAGTGGATTTCAGCAAGTTACTTGGTGGCGGTACTGCAACGCAATAAGGAGTCCCAAATGCTTCCACGTACACTCAAAAACTTTAATGTTTTTGTCGATACTCACTCATGGGCAGGCGTAGCCGAATCAATCACTATTCCTAAGATCACAAAGAAAACAGAAGACTATCGCGGTGCCGGCATGATTGGTGATGTCGCTTTGGCCATGGGTTATGAAAAGCTTGAAGGCTCCGTTAAATATGCTGGTTTTGACGTTAAGCAATATCGCCAGTTAGGTGTCTGCGGTACTTCAGATCTACCCGTCCGCTATGTAGGTGTTTATGAACGCCAGGACAATTGCTCCACTCAAGCAGTAGAAATTTACATGCGTGGCCAAGCAATCGAACTCGATCCTGGTGAATCTAAAAACGGGGAACGTACCGAAAGCGAAACGACCTACAACTATTCATATTACCGAATGGAAGTCGATGGTGTCGTGCAAGTAGAACTTGATTTTATTAATGGCATTGAACGTTTTGGCGATAGCGACGTCGCCCAGGCAATTCGTGAATTACTCGGTTTATAAGCCGGGTAATCCCCCCTCCCCCCTAAAAAAAATCCAAACAGGAAAAAATCATGACTTCAGCAAAGCAAGATCAAACCCAGACTTCTACTCCAGATCAACCAGTACAAACTCCGGTCGATCCAAACGTTCGCATTGTTGAGCTAGAAAATCCAATTATTCGCGGATCTGACTCAATTACCCAGATCACCTTGCGTAAACCTAACGTGGGAACGCTACGCAATTTAAGCCTGCAGGATGTTTTGAAATGGAATGTTGAAGCGACCAACACGGTTCTGACTCGTATTTCATACCCAACATTAAGCATTGCTGACCTGAACGGCATGGACATCGCAGATTACACATCCTTGGCCGTGGAATTAACCAATTTTTTGGTGAGTGCAAAGGCGAAATCCCAAGTTGTGTAGATGAAGTTATTGCCAATCTTGCGGTGATATTCGGATGGACACCAAAGGAATGCGAGGATTTCGAAATTGATGAGCTGATGCGCTGGAATGAACGTGCAAAGGCCCGAAGTGAAGTACAAAAGTAAAAAATAGGTAATGGCGGATGAGCAATTTAACTTTAAGCGCAGTTTTGATGATTATTGATGAGGCAACCAAGCCACTGAAGATGATTCAGAATTACAGTGAATCAAGCTCGGACTCCATTACCGAATTAGATCAGAGCATTAAACAGCTTAACAGCACACTAAGTAGAAACGATGGCCAACGATATAACCAGGCTTTAAAACAAACTGAAAAAAATACCAATGCTGCCCGAACAGCCTCTCGTTTACTTGTCACTGAATATAGCCATATTGACCATGCCCTTTCATCATTGCTTCACAAAGCAGATCAATGGAATGCCAAACTGGCTCAAAGCCGCCAGAATATGCGCCAGGAATTTAAAAATATTGCAATCGGTGGAGTTATAGCTGGTGCCGGCTTATACCAATTTTTCCAGCCCGCCATCGACTTTGAAAAGCAGGTCAGTGGCGTTCAGGCCGTTTTAAATCTTGAAAAAACCAGTGAGGCGATGAAACAACTTGAAGCTGATGCCCGTAAGTGGGGAGCAGCTTCGTCCTTCAGCCCAACCGAAGCAGCACAAGCACAATTCGCTTTGGGTTCTGGTGGCTTCAATGTCGATCAGATCCGCCAGGCTTTAGGCGGTACCCTACAATTGGCTGAAGCTGGAAAGGTTGAACTGGAGCAAGCTGCTCAGATCGCTGTTGGTACCTTAAATGGTTTTGGTTTAGTCGCCAAAGAAATCACACGGGTAAATGACGTTTTTGTTCAAGCAACAAATGCAACGGCCACAAGTGTAGGCGGCCTCGGGGAAACCATGAAATACGTGGCTCCAGTAGCCAAACAATATGGTGCCTCCATTGAACAAGTCACGGCCATGACAGGTTTACTTGGGAATAACAACATTCTCGATACCCAAGCTGGTACAGCCTTACGCGGTATCATGCTTCGGCTTGCTGCACCACCCAAAGCAGCACAGGATGCCTTAGACCGTCTAGGCGTTAAAACAGCTGACACAAAAGGCAACTTGCGTGATCTATCTGATGTTATGAACGATCTTCGGGTAAAAACCAGCAAAATGGGATCTGAAGACCGTCTGGCATTGCTGTCTGATATCTCTGGAACAGAAGCAGCTTCAGCCATGGCCGTGCTTGTCGACCAGACTGGTATCATGGATGAGAAGACAGGCAAAGTCGTCAATAAAATTAAACAGCTCACTGAAGAACTTGAAAATTCTCAAGGTGCAGCAGCTGGGGCCGCAAAAATTTTAAAGGACAATCTAGCTGGCGATATCGAAAATATGGGGGGTGAATGGCAGGACCTTAGTATTGCTATTCAAAAAGTACTTGGCGATGACATGCGAAAATTCATTCAACAAGTAGCAGAAATTATTGGCCGTATTAAAGATTGGGTTGAAGCAAATCCGGAACTGGTGAAAACACTGGCCAATGTGGCCATTAAGTTGCTCATGCTCAAAGTCGGACTACTTGGAGCCAAGTACACTGCAAATCTTTTCCTCGGTGGAATTGTGAGTATTATTGCCGGCATTACTAAATTCGCCATTGTGATGTGGGTGGCCCATAAGATCGCCAATAAATTCGGTATCGGTTTACCAAGCCGCCTCACTGTTATTTCTAAAACCATCCAGTTACTCAGCCGGGTATTTACCTTCCTGGCACGTCAGGCGATCCCGCTTGTAATTGCTGGCCTTCGAGCACTGGCCATAGCAGCATTAACCAATCCCTTGACCTTGATCATCGCGGCCATTATTGCCGTTGCCTTCGTAATCTATCGTTATTGGGGGCCTATCAAGGCATTTTTCCAAGGTTTTTGGTCAGGGCTTATGATTGGCCTAGCTCCGTTTAAAGATTCAATCAGCAGCTTGTTTACCACCTTAAAAGCGACCCTCGCGCCACTGAAACCTGTATGGGATGCTTTGGTTGCAGTATGGACCATCTTTAAAGGGGTACTTGCTGAAGCCCTCGGGCCATTCCAGGCCACAAACCAGGAACTAGCCAATGCCACATCATACGGCTCAACCCTTGGCCAAGTATTCGGATCTGTTCTCGGTGTAATTGGTGAACTGATTTTGATCTTCGTAAAGTTATCCATGGCTATCTTGGTAAATGTCGGTACAGCGATCGGAGAGTTCTTCGGATGGTTATCCCTTATTCCGGAACGTGCAAGCGCTGCATTCAATGCTTTAAAAACCTATGTGAAAGAAGCTGGCGCCACATTCATTAATTTTCTACTGACACCATTACGCCTAGTGATCGATGCCGTGAATATTTTGATCAGTGGAATGAATAAAATCCCGAGTATCAATATTCCCAAGATTCCGCAGGTCCCAACTTTTGCAGCTCCAGCGGCAACTATTCCAACCAAGAAAGTGACCCCGACCGCCCCGATCGCTATTCCAAATCGAGCGGTACAAACGACAAATCATTTCATGGGCGCACAGATCACCATCTCTGGAGTCAATGACCCAAAACAAGTGGCGTTATTGGTGGACCAGAAACTTAAACAGCATCAAAGTGCGCTCACAGCTCAACAGCAACGTACTTACAACGATAGAGACTGATTACATGTTGATGTGCTTAGGACAATTTCCCTTCACCACTGACACGCTGACCTTCACCGAGATCCAGCGTCAACGCTCTTGGCAATATGCGGACAATGCAGTGGCCAAAGGTCGGAAGAAACGCCAGTTTATTGGCCCCGGCGATGACATCATCACCCTTCCGGGAGTGATTTATCAGGAGTATGGCTTCGGTAATAGATTTTCTATTGATGAGCTGGCATCGATGGCGGATTCAGGTCAAGGCTTTGTTCTGGTCGATGGCAGCGGATATCTTTATGGGGTTTACACGATCGACAATATTGACGAAACCAAACAGGTTTTACTATTCAATGGCGTTCCTCGAAAGGTCGATTTCACCATTAAACTCACCCGGGTGGACGATGAACGCATCGAGCAACAAACAGCAGCGGAGTCCTAAATATGCCTAAGATTCCAGTCTGTATTTTAACTGCAGACAACAAACCGCTAAACGACCAGATCACCACACGCATTACCAGCGTCACAGTGACAGACAACCGCGCCAATGAAGCTGACCAGCTTGATATCGTTTTAAACGACACTGATGGCGTTCTGGAGCTGCCACGTCGTGGGGTAAAAATTAACTGTCAGTTAGGCTTCGATCAGGAAGGATTACACGATAAAGGCGATTTTATTGTGGATGAGACTGAATGGTCCGGCACACCGGACACAATCACTATTAAAGCCTCCAGCGCAAACTTTAAGAGCAATATCAAAGAGGCAAAGTCTAAATCCTATCACCGCAAAAAATTCGGAGAAATTGCTTCAGAGATCGCCCAGAATCATAAACTGACGCTGGTAATGACCGACGATCTTAAAAATATCGACCTTCGCCATGTAGATCAGACCAATGAGTCGGATCTCAATTTGCTGAATCGAATCTCCAAACAAAATGGTGCAGAAATGGCGATCAAAAAAGATCGTTTACTCATTTTCAGAGCCGGTACCGCACAAACAGCCTCAGGTAAAAAACTTCCTACAATAAAAATTACCAGGGCGGAAGGGGATCAATTCAGATACTCGGAACAGGACCGGGATTCAGACTATACAGGCGTATCAGCAAGCTACCATGACCAAGGCAAAGCAACCCGTAAACGTGTGACCTCTGGCAACCCTGAAACCCGCGGAGGGGGCAACGATCCAGCCACTAAAACCAAAGTACTTAAAGGGACCTTCGCTTCAGCTGAAGAAGCACAACGCGCAGCGGATGCAAAAATGGCCGAAATCAAACGCCAGAAAGCTAAATTCAGTATCACTATGGCCAATGGTATTCCTGATATTTCAACCGAGGCACCTGTTCAACTGGAGGGATTTAAACCTCAAGTGGACAAGCTAAATTGGATTGTAGAAAAGGCCGTTCATACCTATGCAGATAATGGCCTAATTACCCAAGTGAATCTGGAAGCCACGCTATGAAAACAATCTGCTTATTCATTTTTATGGGCACATTATCCGGATGCACTGCACACGATATTCACAATAATATTCAGGTGAGTATTTGCCTGCAGTGTGTACAGCATTAATTATTAATTTTGATCATGCCTTCAGCACTAAAATAATTCGGGGTGAGATTGGATCTCTGCATGGTCCAGTCACCACCCAAGCCCCCTGCCCCGACTGATATTCCTTTGCTGCCATATTTGTCGCGGATCTGACTCCACGCCTTCAGCAATTTATCCGCTTTTTCGATCTGTTCCATATCTGAAAGCATGTCATAGATATGACCGGCTTTAGGCTCTAATCCGGTTAGGATCACGCCACATTTTTTAAATTTGACCCCTTTCTTATACACCCCTTCCATGAGCTCAGTGGCTTTTTTTACCAACGTCATTACATTGTCGGTCGCTTCAGGAAAGCCGAACGTCGCTTCACCCTTATAAAATTTTTCACGTTCATCGAATGGACTGGAGTATGCAAAAACCATGATGCATCCGCATAGCTGTTCTTCAGCTGCTAAACGTTCAATCGCTTTTTCGGTATAAAGACTTACAGCTGCTTTCAAATCATTTAACTCTGTCACCTTCTGGCCAAAGGATCTGCTCGAGATAATCTGCTTTTTGTTGGGGGGCGTATCTTCTATTTCGATACATGCTTGGCCACGCAGTTCAAGCCAGGTGCGGTGGGTAACGATGGAGAATTGATTCCGGATTAATTTCTCATTGGCAAAGATAAAATCAAGTACTGAGTAGATGCCCAATGCATTTAACTTCTTCGCATGTTGACGACCAATGCCCCAAATTTCTGATACATCGATCTGCCTAAAAACGTGCTTCAGGACTCCCCTGTCGATTTCGTCCAGATTACATACCCCATCTAAATGCAGATAGGTTTTTGCTATGTGATTCGCCAGTTTAGCCTGCGTCTTTGAAAATCCGATCCCGACACACACCGGCAGCCCGATCCACTTCAGGATCTGCGCTTTCATTTGACGTGCATATTCAGTGTTTTTAATTATTTTCTGATAATGCGTCAGTTCTAAAAAGCATTCATCAATAGAATAAATTTCCTGATCTTGTTTATGCACGTACATGCCAAGGATCGTCATGAACCTTTTAGACATTTCCGCATAAACAGCGTAGTTACTGGAGAGAACGATCACATTATTTTTTTTGATTAGATCATCAATTTTAAACCGTGGTACTCCCATTTTTATCCCGAGCAGCTTGGCTTCATTGCTACGTGCGACAGCGCAGCCATCGTTATTCGATAACACAATCACAGGCTTGCCAATCAGTTGCGGCTGAAACACACGCTCACAGCTCACGTAACAATTATTGACGTCCACCAGATAAAACACACGCTTTTTCATTTAAATTTCTTCACGCAGCGCGTAACAACACCCCAAATGATGAGCAGCTGCCCATCCTTCAGATGGATATCCTGATATTCAGGATTTTCGGCTTTTAACCAGCGTTTATTGCCTTCGATCATCAACCGTTTAAGGGTGAAATCATTATCGATCAGTGCCAGGACGATATCTCTGTGCTTTGCCTCCAGTGAGCGATCGACAATCACCTCGTCATCGATGTCGATGCCGATATCACGCAACGACGATGAGTTCACTTTAGCGATAAATGTAGCGGTTGGATTTTGGATCAAGTGCTGATTCATATCGATGGATTTATCGACATAATCCTGTGCTGGTGAAGGGAAACCCGCAGACAAACGTTCTTCAGCGACTGGAATGGCCAGAAGTGTCTGCGGGTCGACTTGGATCAGTGAACCAGGATAAATATCCCCTGCCGCTTGCTGTTTGACCTGCTCAATATATTTACGAATATAAAGGACTTGTGAAGCTGGAACGCGGATCACTTGCGTTTCTTCAGTGGTCCTTTTGCGCCCTGCACCTGCACGTGCACCGCCATGTTTAAGGATAGTATTCATAATCTTGAAATCGTTACAATATTCAAGTTAGCATAAAATTTCTTTTGTAAAATTTAAAATAGATATTTTTGATAAAGAACTAAAAACAGGATTTTTAAAACTATTTTAAAATCTATTGTGAAAATCGTGCATTTCTATATTTTCACACAATTTGCTGTTATAATTGCTTGCAAGCAATATTTTATTTCATCCGGTTGGAGGTAACCATGACTGTAAAAGTTATTGCAAATCAAAGACCACAACGTCCAGGTCGTGGAAAAGTTATCACTCATAGTGCTGAAAAACTTATGTCTCTTATCAGAGCAGCAGAAGTAGGTGCAGAAGCTGGTACTTTACGTATGGACGAACGTGAGAGAGCCTATCTTTTTTCAAAAGGATAATTGAAAATTGTTCGTTTTTGCCCATAGCCCATCTTTAGCGTCAAGTCCAGAATTTCTTGAAATTTATAATGAATTTCAAGAATATAAGAAAGGAAGCGCACCTGATGAACACGCTGCCCCAACTCGTTATGTACAAGAACAATATCCTTGTATTTCTGAAATCCTTGGGCGAGATCGTTTTGAAAAATGGGCAGAAAAAGCCCGTTTAGAAGAAATTCAGCATATTCATGTAATCCAAGAACGTTCTATCTGGAAAGATGAACAAGGCCAATTGGTTCAATGGGATTGTACAAGTAACAGTTATTTAGTTTACTCTTATTTTTTTCATGATAATAAGCATCATTATTATGTTCTTGAGTTTTATAAATTCGCAGCTCATAAAAAATATGAACATGCTGTTCCTTGTTTTATCAATGAAGCTAAAACATATAGAGAATCAATAACATTAGCCAACCCAATTAAATAATATGCCTTAAAAATTCCACCTTCGGGTGGTTTTTTTTAGGCAAAAAAAACCACCGTATGGGGAACGGTGGTGGAAATTAGGCATACTGTTTCTTGGTATAAAACTACTATACATCGTAGTTTTATAAAAATATAGAAATACATTTTATTTTTATTTAATAAGAATGTGGAAATGGAGTAAGAAAAAAGATAAAAGTAAGATTATTAAAAATTTATTGGCAAATTTTTTAAATAAATATATGAGGATTTTTATGATTAGCTTTAAATTAGACAATATTCACAAGTTCACAAAATTCCCAGATAATCAAAATGTTAGAGTAACCCATCCAAGACAACATAATAGTAATCATGGAATGGCTTTTGATACTATTCTAGGCGATTTCATTATAAATTTTGCAAGTGAGGTCAGTGTCGCTGTTATTACCGGATATTTAGTACATGTTTTAACAAGTCAAAAAGATTCAGGAGGTACTCGAAATACGTATATTGATAATATACAAATAAATGTAAATACAGTATCTGAAGAAGAAATAAAGAAAATTGTAGATAAGATCGTTGAAGAAAAGCTAAAGAATCTTAATGATTAATAATAAAAAACCACTCAATCGAGTGGTTTTTTTATTAATTGTGCTATTGGGGTTTCGTTGCTTTTACTACATCTAAGCTAGCCTTGACTAATTCAGTACTGACTCTTGTCTGCTCAAGAACCAAATCACCGTTTTTCTCAATCAAATTTTTATCAATGTCTTTCCCAAAGTATTTTAAAGCCAATTCTTTTCTCAAATCTTCAGCAGTTTCCTCCTTGAGTAGAGAAGCATAATCGGGAAACGCCTCAAGTTCTAAGCGTGTCTGTTTTGCTTGCTCATATTTACCTTGATAGAAAGATGATAGCCTTAAGAAATAAGTACTTAGTGTTACACCGACCACAATTACAGATAACTTAAAAACGAAATATTTAAGTGTATTCAAGTTTAAAGTTAAAGAATTTCCATCAGTAATTGAATGCTTATAATCTAAATAAAAAATTGCCTGCCATAATTCGACCACGTTTGCAACGATACTTATAAGAGGATTATATGTAACAGCAATGAAAACTGTCACAAGAATAGTGCCAATAAATAGATTCCTATAAAGCTTAAAGTTTTTTCTATTTTCGGTTTCTAACCCTCCATAAAGATCAACTACTTTCTTATTCGAAACGGTATTTTTTAAAGTAAGGTTCTCTTGCCTCAAGTTTTTATTTTCATTATCTATTATTGTAAGATTTTTTCTGATCGAGTCATTTTCTTTTTCTCGCGTATTCATCAATAGAAACGAATTTATCCTCTGATCAATACGATAGACGTTACTTACTAATTTTTCGGAAATAGTAGAAAAATTATTTCTATGAGCTTCTGTAAAGTGTTCCCATATAAATCTACCAGTTTCATCTGTTGGAAAACCTCCAATATTATACAGGCCATCAACACTACTAACTAATAATGAGAAATCAGCCGCAGCCATTCCAATCAAATATTGATTAGATGAAACCTCATCAATATTAATTTTTTTCCTCAAATTTTTTAGGATTTCGATAACATTATGATCAAAGCTGATTCTACTCTCAATATCATCCAAGAAATCAATAAATCTATTGATGTAATCCACAATTCTAATAATTTCATTTGTATCGTTCATTTTTTAGCTCTTAAACTGACCCCATGCATTAGCTCAATTTGACCCTATCCATTGGCTCAAAGTGAACCATCGCATTGTATCAAAATGGAATCTTCTTTCTATCTATAAATAAAATAAGCAGTAGAGTGATAAAAGAATGAAAAACATTAACCCAAGTACATAATCAAATGATTCCAAAACATTAGCAGCTTGATAATCCACCGCCATCCCCTAAAGTCTGGCCTTGATAATCTAATGTTGTAAAAACATTTGTCCCTTCATAATCATCGAATTAGCTAACACATTGACTTTTTTATCGTTTAGCAGATAGCCAAAATATGCATTTATCTCTTAAAAGATATTGCTTTAAAAAAAAGATATCGTTATATTTCAAAAATCACAGCAAAATCTGTGAGCAGGCGTGGAAACCTGTTTTATCATCCAAGAGCGCAGAATTAAGTCGCTATATGCGGCCTTTTTTTTGCCCACTGCATAGTCATGCTTTCGTTATGGCAGTCTATTCAGGGCAGTCGCAAGACTGGCCGCACTCTTGGGCGGTATTTCCACCCCTGCTTAGGCTGCCACCATTCCGTGGAAAGAATGGTGGTGAGTTGTAAAACTTACCAAGAGAAAACGACTATGAACACACGTTCTTATAGTGCATACGCACGCACGCCTGCCACACCTATCGAACACACCCCTATCCATGATTTGCCTGCATATCTGGCATCAAAAAAGAAAGCTGCAAGGCTCAAAAAAGTCCACGACTCCCTCGCATATTTAGCCATCCTGATCATTGCCTACATCCTGTTAAAAATCGCAGGTGCATAATGGCCAGAGTCTTAATCAATACCGAGCTAGGCACAGAGCGCCTATGCTCCAGTTGTGGCGAGTACTACCCATTTGACGGTGAGTTCTTCAATAAAAATGGCTTTAGACATGGGATCCAGCAATGGACCTCCAAATGTAAAGCCTGCTATGCCGAACTGTATCGGGGGGCTGTCGTATGAAATTACTCCTTCAGCACAATGAATATCCCCTTATTGCCTCGCCAGAAATGGCGAAGGTTTTAGGGATCACCGCTGCCACGTTCCTCCAGAAGTTGTATTTCTTGATCAACGAAACAAGAAAACGCAAAACAAAGAAAAATTTAACAACGTACAAAGGCCGAAAATGGTGGTTCCATACTTACGAAGAATGGAAAGAAACCCTCGGCATGTTTAGCGTTTCCACGATAAAAAGGGCCGTAGCGAAGCTACGCGCCCTTGGCTTGATTCAGATAGCAAAACTATCGGATGTAAAGTCAGATCGGGTGAACTACTACACCATCGACTATAAGAAATTAAAGTCGCTTTTTTGCATTGAAATCCCTGTCAACGACACGCCTGCACCAAAGCCAGCAGCTGCTCCGCACCAGGATAAAATTGTCGGTACCCAAGACCCACAAAACCCACCTGCAACACCTGAGCAATTAAGGGCCATGCCTGACAAACAAAGGCGACTCTACAACCAGTTGCGCACCTTAAAACTGGATATTTCCCCAACCGAACCACTGTTAGAAATATGGGTCCATCATGCCCCTATGATCACGGCCTATGTTGCGTCAGCTTCATCACGCCTTGAAATAACAAAATGGCATTGGCATACCCCTGCTCAAATTCTCCCACACCATTTAATTGATTGAGGAATAACGATGAAAATAGAAAAAATTATTGTCCGAATTCAAAATCCGAAAACAAAAAAACGCCAGCTTTTTATTAGTGCAAAAAAACTGCATAGGCTATTAGACAGTGACGTTTCATATAAGACATTTCTGGAAACAAATGTATTATGGTCACGACTTAGAGAAGATATCGACTACCACTTCAATAAACAGGTCGATACACATAATTTAAGTATTTGTGCCGTTCAAGCCATTTTAATTATGGAAAATACAGAACAAAGTTGGATTTTATTTAATGAGATGACCGACCTTATAAATGAGGGTTTCTCTTGTATTCTAATTAAAGGGGAAAGTCATGTATCAAATAAATGAAGATGCTTATTATATTTTAAGACAGTTAAAAAATAAGGTGGCATTTATTCGCGGAATTACTGATGCAGGAATTGAATCAAAACCTCATAGCATCGTAACCACGGATCAAATATCCACCATATTTAATGAAATGGAACAGCAACTTGAAGAAATTTTGAAAGGTGTTGAGCTTACCTCTCAGCGCACATTACGTGAATCATCTGAATAACTTTTAGCTGGATATTTTCATCAGCATTATTTAAAAGCCTGAGTACTTCAAAATGCTCAGGTTTAATTGTCTTTAAATTCTCATCAATTTTAATTCCAAAAACTACATAGATCATATCAAACCCAGCATCTTGTAAGTCTGCTATATGATCCTGATCCAAAGGGTCCCCATATTTTTCATAACGTATCCATGATGCCTCACGAACCCCAGCAATTTCGGCACAGCGCTTTTGGATTAATTTGAGCCTTTTACGCTCTTCCTTCAAGCGGCTAGCACGCATCTCCGGCAAAAAAATTTTATTCATCGAATGTTATCTCTTGTAAACTTCTATAAATCGAAGTAAATTACTATTTGTGAAAATCAAACATTGCACGATTTTCACAAAACAACCCAAGTTTAGCCTTTTATAGAGTCAATGCAATGAGTACAAACCCTAACAAGCAAATCGTTTATCGCCTTGAAGATGAAGATCATAAAAATCTACGAATTAAGGCGGCACAAGAAGCTATGACACCTAACCAATACGCAAAAAAATTAATGTTAGCTCACATAAAACAAGGCGATAAAAGTACAAAGAAATCATAAGTCGCACCATTTCGGCGCCTCACAGATTCAGCAGCCGATCTTGTAACCATTTGATTAACAATTGAAACAAAATGTAAAGCAATAAAAATATTCAAGTGAGTGGTGTCGGGAGCAACAGATCACTTGTTCCAGTAACAACGGGGTAAAACATGAGTAAATCTATAGGATTCTACTGTCCACATTGTGACCGTAGGATGCATGTGACGAGCCGTAAAAAGCCGTCTCCGCTATTCCACAATATTATTGTCAGCTGCATGAATCCCGACTGCCTTGCAAGCTTTGCAGCGGATCTCGAAATTACACGCACTATCCACAATAGCCTCACGCCTAAGCCAGATCTTTCCCTCACAAAACAGACGTGGGAAAACGAAATCGAAATGCAGCTCAACAGTTTAGAGCTACAGTCAGAGATTGACCAATTCCAGAAGTGCTTCGTTGAAGGTGCCATTAACGCCCTTTTCTGGACAAGAAAAATTGACCTTGCCCAAGCACAGACATATCGCAATCGCCTCTTACAAATGAAATTGATCTGAGTAATAAATGGATATTTTGCAACGTCGAATAGACGAAAGATTAAACCTGCTTTTTAAGTTTAAAAAAGTTGGTAACTGGTACCGCAGTGGTATATGCCCTAAATGTAACCAGAAAGAGCTTTACACCCATGCAATTACTCCAAAGGTGGTGAAGTGCGGTCGTATTAATAAATGTAACTATGAAGAACACGTAAAGGATATTTGCGAAGATTTATTTAAAGACTGGTCACAGGATTTCCCTAAGACAGCCGAAAACCCGAATGCCTCGGCAGATGCCTATATGGTCCATGCCCGAGGTTTTGATATTTCCTCAATTAAACACCGGTATAAACAAGAACTCTATCGTGACTACAAGAACCAAAAGCTTGTAACGTCCACGGTACGTTTTGAACTTGCACCAGGTATTTATTGGGAACGATTTATCGATCGCCCGGAGAGATTCGGGCGTATGAAAGCCAATTTTATTGGTGAGTGGAAAGGACTGTCATGGACAGTTCACGAACTGGATGAACTTTGCAATGCGAGTAGTATCTGGCTGACCGAAGGAATTTTTAACAGCATCGCTTTGTCACAGTCGGATCTGATCAGTATCAGTACCATGAACAGTGGTAATTTTCCGAATAAGATCCTTCAACAAATCGCTACTCGCTGCACGGAACTGCAAAAGGACCGCCCTCGCCTTGTTTGGGCTTTAGACAATGACAAAGCCGGTAAAAAATATTTAACCAAACAAATTGATCAATCAATCGAGGACGGTTGGCAATGCACAGCTGCTCTGCCTCCAGTTGGGAAAGACTGGAACGACCTATTCCAGAGCAACCAATTAACTAAAAAACACCAGGATAAATATATCCATTGGGGCAAGCTTCAGATTGCTAAAACTGCTGAAGAAGCTGGCCTGTTAATTTACAACTTCTATCATCTTGCCAAATTTTATTTTAACCATGGTTATCGCACGTACTGGTGGGAGCTGGACCATAAAAAATTTAATGCGGTAATGGAGGCCACTGAACAAGCACAAGGCTCAATTCTTTCAGAAGAAGAAAAGAAAATTCAGGCTCTCAAAAATAGTTCTTCAGTGGTCGAGATCTGCAACGCCCAGCTGGAGCCTCTGTATTTCCAACGAAATGAAATTACCGACGAAAGTTGGTATTACTTCCATATCCAGTCACCTTGGGGAGAAGTGAAAGCAACGTTCACCCCTGAACACATTTCATCACGTAGCAAGTTTAAACCCCGTGTGATGGGCGTTTTATCAGGTGCTATGTGGACTGGATCAGATCAACAGCTTGAAACCTTTATTAAACGCAAAACGGAAAGCCTGCGTGAAGTAAAGACGATCGACTTCATTGGCTACAGCAAAGAACATGATGTTTATATCTTCGACCAGTTTGCTGTGCATAAAGGCCAAGTTATCCCCAAAAACGAGCATGACTACTTCAGAACAAACAAAAAGGAGATCAAGACTTTAGCCTCAACTCCAGTAATTCATTTAAACACCAAGAAAGAATTTCAACCGACTTGGTGGCGCGATTACTACGATCTCAATGGTAAAGTCGGACTAATCCTTTTAGCTTGGTGGACAGGATCTTATTTTGCTGAACAGATCCGCGCGATGAACTCATCCTATCCATTTTTTGAGTTCGTTGGCCAAGCAGGATCTGGTAAATCAACGCTGATCGAAATGCTATGGAAGTTTAGCGGTCGTGAAGCCTACGAGGGCTTTGACCCGAATAAGTCCACCAGTGTGGCGATTTACCGTAACTTCGCCCAAACCTCAAACATGCCGATCGTTTTGATTGAAGGTGACCGTAATGATCAGCAATCAGCGCAAAAAGCCAAGTTTTCTTGGGATGAGCTCAAGGACGCATTCAACGGTCGCGCAATCCGCTCTAAAGGCCTAAAAACGGCTGGTAATGAAACATACGAGCCACCATTCCGTGCAGCGGTGATGATCAGCCAGAACACGCCGATTCAAGCCTCTGAAGCGATCCTGTCTCGTACCCTGCATATATCGGTCGACATCAAAGGCCACAGCTTAGAGAAAAAGAATATTGCGACCAGGTTGTCGCAAATGCCATTGGATGAGGCATGTACTTATATGACGTACTGCCTGAAGAACGAAAAAAAGATCTTGGATACATATCAGGCCAACCTTAAAAACATTGAGGCTGATTTCCACGCTAAAGGGATCACCCATGTGCGTATTGCACTATGTCATGCCCAAGTATCAGCCATGATCGATGCATTAGCCGAGCATGTACTTAAAAAAGAGATCAGCGCAACCGAGATCCAGAACGCTAAAACCATGCTCGAGAACATGGCCCGAAAACGTGTCGATGAAATCGGCATGGATCACATATATGTACAACAGTTTTGGGATGCATACGAATACCTCAACAGTATTCGGAATTCACATTTTCACCTTAATCATTACGACCCAACGGAGGCCAATATTGCAATTAATTTAAACGAAGTCTACAAAGTTGCTGCACGTAATTTCCAGGCACTGCCCGACGTAAATGAAATGCGCAACCTCCTACGCACAAGCAAACGTTACAAGTTTGTGGAAGCAAATAAACCGGTCAGATCCAATAAATTCCCCGCAGATGATGCCAAAAATCTTGGTGATTACACCAATGATAACCCCCTCAATAGCGAGCGAATTATCAAATGCTGGATCTTTACCAACCCGAATCAAGTCAGACAACCTAGAACTAAGTAATTTTATTTTTAGATTCACATACAGAAGCGGCCACTCCTGTATGTGACACACAATTACTCCGGAGCGAAATTATGCAAAACGATTTTAACGCAGAAAGCACACAAAAAACTTATATCTATGCCTATTCATTAATCACTGAACAAGGAAAGAAATCTGGACGAGTTGAAGCAGCCGACCATCGTCAGGCACAAAACCAAGCAATCCGAGCTGTAGGCTGTGAAGTTTATCGAGGAAATATCAAATTGCTGGAAAATCAGGAATTAGCCAGACGTAAGGATTTTGTGGCATTGAACTTAGAAAATGAGGGCAAGAAAGATGCATAAATATAACTGCCAATGTGGGGGCCTTATTCTTCCAGACTATGACGCATTAGCAATCGGCCACCAGGTAAATTTTTCTATTCAAGAACGTAAAAACGGATATGGCCATAAAATTATTGTGGACCATAAACATTACACTGGAGAGATCGTTGCAATCGATCAGGACCGAATCACAGTTAAATCCCGGGTACGAACTTTTGACTTGTATCGATACGACTTGACCCCTGCAAATGCTCCAAGGATTGCTGATTATTTAAGGGTAGGTAAATGCTTATGCAACACAAGCAATCTGAAAAGGTCAGCATGACAAACGCCACAATTATCCTGAGCAGTTCCTCATTTATGGGGGCTGTTTATTTTCTTACACAAGTTATGGGGTCATAAAAATGGATGCATGTAATTTCGATATCATCACTTTTGGGAAGTTTAAGGGTCAAAGTGTTAAGAGCTTAGCCACTGAGGATCTACTACATTTAGATGTAACAGAACAAGGACAGCGTATCCGTGATGCTGTGCTGGCTGAACTTGAATTTCGTGCTCAGTTAGAACAAGACAATGATATGGATGAGTTACCCTTTTAAGGATCTGAATAATGGAACTGAATGCAGAAAAATTACTGGAAAAAGTATTCCTTAAAATGATGAAAGCGATCGAGGCAAAGCCAATCATTCCGATCGAATACCAAGTCTGGGATTTAGAGGATATTGGCCATTATTTAGATTACACGCCAGACTATGTTAAACGCTATATTATTACACAGCCACACTTTCCGCCTAGCCGAGATCTACCAACAAAGGAAGGTCACACAGTGCAACGCTGGAGAGCCAAAGACGTAATCGATTACGCAATGGCGTTCGATAAATCACAGACTAATTACTGTTAGAAAATGGGGGGAAACCCCCATTTTTTGTTAGTAATTTTTATAATAAATAATATAATCAATTTTTTATGGGGATAAAAAATGATATATAAAATTAAGCAATGGAATAGTATCAAAGATGAATTCAAGAGAAGTACTTTAATAATAGGGAATGGTGCAAGTATTGCCCTTGACCCAAACTTCGCCTATAGCTCTTTAATGGAGTATGCAAAAAACAACCAACAACTGACTGAAGACGTTTTATCTTTATTCGAATATTTTAAAACCAATGACTTTGAACATGTACTACGGCTAGTTTGGCACGCAGCTGTTGTTAATAATGTTTTAAAAATTACTGACCAACGTACTAATGAAGCTTATGAAAATGTTCGGAGTGCTTTAATAAAAACTGTTAGAACTATACATTCAGGATGGGATGAAATATCTACACATTTTGAATCACTTTATAATTTTACAAAAGAATTTAGGACAATAATTTCCTTAAATTATGATCTCATAATGTATTGGATCATTATGTATGGAAATAATAAAGATGACGGACATATTTTTAAAGACTGTTTTATAAACACTGAGTTTAAAGAGGATTGGGGAACGCTTAGAAATTCATTTAGAGAATCAATAAATACTTTAGTTTTCTATCCTCATGGTAATCTATGTTTGGTAAGAAATATCAATGACTTAGAATTTAAAGTAAATGCATCAAGTTCAAACAATCTTTTAAATACTATTTTAAATCACTGGGAAAGCTCAAATTATGTTCCTCTTTTTATTTGCGAAGGAACAAAATTAAAAAAAATGGAAGGAATAAAAAGAAGCCCTTACCTTAACACTGTTTACTCTGAAGTTCTTCCAAATATCTGGGATAAAAGTTACGCTTATTCTGATAGCTTTAATTTAGTAATTTATGGATGGTCTATTGGTGAACATGATCATCATATAATTGAAAAAATTCTTGATACTAAAATGATTGCAAATTTAAATGATGAATCAATAAAAATTGCAATATCTTTGTACGAACCTAATCAGCAACAATGTCATCGGATTGAAAAAATTATTAAAGAAGCCCTAGGTGTTGAAGTATTAAAGTTGAAACTTTACTTTTTCTCAAGCCAAGATGCAGGCTGTTGGAATAACCCTTAAATTTAAGCCACCGTAAGGTGGCTTTTTTATTAGGCTATCTTTTGGAACTCACAGGACTGATTTAACTCGTCCACAATTTCATTATTCGTAGGGTTGTAATATACCAGGGCGAATTTTGGGTCCTTCCAGCCGAATATCTTGCACAACGTCAAAGCATTTTTGATGCGTTTGGCCATCAAAGATGCTGCCTCATGTCTGGAATCATGGAAAGTGAGATCCGCGTTTTCTAAACCGGCTAATTTCCGTGCCTTTCGGAACAATGTATCTCGTGATGAATCAGAAACAGTAAATACTTTAGGACATGCCTTGCGGTCGATCCGAAGCGCTAATGACCAAAGATGAACAGCAAAATTATCTAATGGAACTGTACGAGAAGATCCATTCTTCGTATCAGGCAACAATATTTGTTGTTTAACCAGCTGTACCTCGCGAGGCAATCTATTAACGATCTCCCCAGATCGCATACCTGTGGCCATAGCAATGAGCCAAATCAGAGCGACTTCCTGCATTTTTGTTTCTGGTACCGTACCAGGTACATACTTTAATGCAGCCAGCATTCGTTCAACTTCTTCTAATTCGACCCTACGTTCCCTATTTTTGGGCTTTGGTGGCAATTTCACCTCAACAACAGGGTTATGCTTAATCCATTTCTTTTCAATGCACCAGGAAAAGAATGAGGACAACGTGGAAAAGTCTCGACGCACTGAACTCGCCATCAAAGGTTTAATAGAACGATTCATGACTTCATCACGATACTGAGCCAGGTATTCAGATTGATATCGATCCAATGGCCAGTCAACCTTGGGTAAAGTACATTGAAAGTACTTAATCCGTTGCATTTCTTTTTTTGATGTCTTTTTAAAACGCGAAACTTCACTCGAATACCGGGACAAAGCTTCATGCACAGTTAAAACAATATTTTTCTTTAAAGCTTCAGCGGTCGAGTGATTGAGCAAAATATCTCGTTCACGTTCTGCTGCCCACTTCATTACATCTAGTTTTGATTTTCTTACTTTACTGCAACGTACATCTAACACACGCAAATCAGCTCGCCATGAGCCATTCGCCTGCTGATAAACAGACAAACTCATTTTATGCAC